CGATGCTCCAAATGGCTCATGGTGGGGATCAATGAGAGTAGAAAATGATGAAGTTTGGGAGAAAATAAAAGCAGGGGTTTTCAATGGCTTTTCAGTAGAAGGACTTTTCGCTCAAGATAGACCAAAGGAAATCAATGAAAGAATTATATCAAAGATTAGGGATGTAGTAAATAATTATAAAAGAAAATAGTAAGTTTTTTTTAAAAATTAAAATAATTCACATATATAGTAATAAAGACATTAAAATCATGAATGAAGCAAAACAATTATTTCAGGACATAAAAAGCATTTTTCTAAAAGAGGGTGTAAATGTCGAAAAAGAAGAAATGAATACAGAAGATCCAAAAACGGCAGTAGCAGAAGAAACTACTACGGAAGAAACTCAAGAAACAGTAGCAGAAAAATTTGAAGATGTAACACTTGCAGATGGGAGTGTAGCACAGGTCGAACCTGATGTGTCTTTAGGTAGTGCAATGGTCGTACAAGTTGATGAAGAGTTATTACCTGCTCCAGATGGAGAACACGAACTTTCAGATGGAAGGATGGTAACAACAGAATCAGGAATTATTGTAGATATCAAAGAAATGGAGGAAGCTCCAGAAGTTGAGGAGGAGGTTGACGAAGAAATGGAGAAAGATAGTCCATTTACTGATGCTCAACAAAGAGAAGCTAAGAAGATCATTGAATCAATAGTTACTGAAAGAGTATTCGGAATGGAATCGACATTAGCAGAAGAAACTCAAGTATTGAAAAAAGACATTGAAGATTTAAAAAATGCTTTTGGAAAGTTGGTAGAATTGACAGAAAAGTTAGTACAAGAGCCAACAACTAAAAGTGTAAAAAAGAATAAAAGTGGATTCGATAAATTAAGAAAAAATAAAGTTGATATTATCGAAAAACTAAAAAAGCAAAATATAATTAAATAAAAATACTAACAATTAAAAATTAAAAATTATGAGTTTTGACGTAAGTTCATTAACCAATTATGTTGACGAACAAGCTATGAGTTTGATCGTTCAATCAGTTGCCGGAGGGCAATTAAGTAAATATGCTCAAATACAACCGGGTGTAAAAGGACCAACTACCATCAACATCTTAGACACAGATGTATCATTACAAGATGATGCATGTTCAAGATCTGCAGATGGCACTACTACTTTATCTCAAAGAACAATAACCCCGAATGCACTTGCAGTTCACGAAGATTTGTGCATGAGTGACTTAGCTTCTAAGTACACACAGACAATGCTTCAACAAGGAGTTACTAATGAGAAAGAGGAAATACCTTTCGCTGAGTTATATTTTGCTTTAAAGATTGCTAAAATCCAGAAGCAATTAGAAGTTAAAGATTGGACGGGAATTGCAGGAGCAGGATCATACGCAGGATTAGGAACACAAGCATCTTCTGTTGTTGACGTTGCCTCTCCTACTGCAGGTATTCAAACTGCTTCTATTATCATTGAATCTCTTTCATTTTTAGCTCAGTCTATGGATGAGGATATTACTGATGCAGATGATATCAAAATATTCTTAGGAATGGATTTATTCCTTATGTATCAAAGAGCTATTGCAGACGGAAATTATTTCCATTATGTAGTAGATGGTCAGCCGGGTAATGAATTACCATTAATTGGCTTTCCTCAAGTTACTGTTGTTGGAACTGTTGGTCTTTCAGGATTGAATAGTGCAACTCCTGGAGATGTTGTTGCTTATTTAACAAGAGCTTCTAACATCGTTATCGGTGTTGATCTTCCAGATGAGGAGGCAAATGATTACAGAGCATGGTACGATCCAAATGACAGAATTTTCAAAACTTCTTTCGCATTTCGTAGAGGAATCAATTGGGCTTTCCCAACAGAAGCTTGTAAATTAAAAATATCGTAAATATTAATATTAGAGGGTGTAATAACCCTCTTTTTAAAACTATAAAAACATGCCTTGTACATTATCAAATGGATTTGCACGTGACTGCTCTGACAGTACGGGAGGGATTGAAGAACTCTATATATTAGAAAGAGCTTCGGTTACTGCTTATACAGTTGCTTCACATGAAGTTACTGCTATTACTGACGGAGGATCAACATGGCGTAAATACGAATTAAAAAAAGAAGTTGGAAGCATCGTTGCTACTACTACTATTGATCCTGCAAACGGAACAAGATTTAGTGAAGGAACTATTGCATTCTCAATTAATAAATTTTCTGCTACTAAAAGCAACGAACTGAAACTAATGGTATTAGGACAGATTGTTTGTATCATAAAAGACAATAACGGAGTTTATTGGGGTATGGGCTTCCAGAACTTCGCAGAAGGTCAATCTTTAGTTGCTAATACAGGAACTGCTTACGGAGATCGTAACGGATATGACGTATCTATCATGGCTAAAGAGCCAGAAACTCCTTACGAAGTAGATTCTACTGTTGTAGCAGGATTAACAATAAGTACTTAACCCGTTCTTTTTTCTTTTCTTTTGTTTAGGGAGCTTTTATGCTCCCTTTTTTTTTAATAATTCAAATATTTCACATATATTAAAAAAAGATAAAATGTTAAAAAAAGAGTTAATTGGTCAAAATTGGCACGGAAAAGGGTTTAAAATCGAAATTAAAGACGAAAATAAGTCTATTTTAAAGAAATTAGGAGCTGACGTATTTGAAGTAAAAAAGAGTAAAAAGAAGAAAGATGATAGTGCTGACTAAAAATGCTTCTACTATATTTGTTGCTACTCTATGGGAAAAGACTACAATTACGAATCCTGTTTATTTATTTGAGTTTAAAAATGATCTTACGAAAACGGATTATTATTGTATTATTACTGATACCTCAACTAATGTAGATAGATATAATAAGTTTACATTTACGGAAGGTGTAAATGATGCTTTAAATGGTAGTTTAATCTTAGGGAATGGAGGGTTTTATGAATATAGAGTATTTGAACAAGTATCAACAACTAATTTAGATCCTACGGGATTAACAATAGTAGAAACGGGAAAAATGAAATTAATTGATACTACGGAAGAACCAAACTTTAATCAACATTCAGTATCTCCAACAACTAACATAGTTTATAATCCATCATGAGCATAAAACTAATTACATTAAATTTCAATAAGGGTTACGAATTGCCAACTTTCAAGGAATCAAGGAAAGGAGATTGGTATGAATACGGAAGTGAAAGACCTTATAAAAATTGTTATCCAGATTTTTTAACGAAGCTTTATAATGAATCGAGTAAACATGCTACTATTATAAATGGTAAAACTAATTTCATTGTAGGTAAAGGATTTGAGATTTCAGGAAATGTTACTTTTCAGGAGAGAGCTATGCTTGAGGGTTTTTTAAGACATCCGAATGAAGATGAGAACATGGATGATCTTTTAAGAAAGATTGTAAAAGATAAGAAAGTCTACGGAGGATTTTGTTTGCAAATTATGGTTAACTCAAATGGAAATATTGCAGAAGTAGGACATTTGAATTTTGCCAATGTTAGAAAATCAACTTTAGACGAAGAAACTTATTATTATACAGATGATTGGAAAAGTAGAAATCCAGAAGGTAACGAAGATTTTGTTACTCTTGAGTTATTCCCTTTTACGGATCAGATAAATACATCTGCTAATTATATAATCTATTATAAAGAATATAGACCAGACTTAGAAATATATCCTTTGGGAGATTATGTTAGTGCAGTACCTTATTTAGAAGCAGATAGTGAGATTGCTAATTTTACTTTACAAAACATAAAGAACAATTTGAGTGCTGGGTACATGGTTAGTTTTAACTACGGAGAACCTACGACAGAGGAAATGGAGGACATCGAAAGAAGGTTTAAAGATTATGCTACGGGAACAGATAATGCAGGAAAGCCACTACTGAGCTTCACGGATCAAAACGCAGACCATCCTCAAATAATTCCTATACCTGTAAACGGACAAGACGAAAGATTTATCAATCTTAATAATCAAATTAGAGAAGAGATATTTACGGCACATGGTATTGTATCTCCTATGATGTTTGGAATTAAGGATATGTCAGGTTTGGGAAACAATGCTGACGAGTTGAGAACGGCAACGGAGCTTTACCAAAATTTATATATCAGTCCAGAACAAGAAGTATTGAATGAAGTATTTAACGAAATTGTTTCTTTTAATGGATTACCAAAGGCGTTGAAGATTATTAAAATTGAGCCAATTACAGAAAAGATTTCGGAGCAAGTAATGGTATCAGTAATGACGCAGGATGAAATTAGAGAGAAGATTGGATTAGCTCCATTAGAAGCGAGAGAGAGGGTTACGATGGATGATGAAACGGATAAATTTATTTTCGATCAGTTAAAAGACTTTGGATATAATAAAAGCGAGATTGAAGTAATACAAACTTTTAATGAGCCGATTACCTGTATTGAAGATGCAGAAATGTTAGAACATAATTTTTTGAGTAATTATAGCTTTGCTTTAGGCAGAGTTTTAAGGGAATCAGAAAAGGAGGTATTAGCTTTAATAAAAGAAAATCCAAAAATGCCTGTAACAGAAATTGGCAAAGCATTGAATATGGAGGTTGCAGAAGTTAATGAAGTATTGCAGATATTACAGGACATTGATGCTCTGGATAAGAATTTTTTACCTACGGAAGATGCAGAAACTACAATACAAGTCCCTGAAGAGGAGATATTTGTTGTTTATGAATATGCACTTTCTCCAACATTAGAAAGAAGAGGAGAACCAGAATTAAAGGACACCTCACGACCTTTCTGTATTCAAATGATAGCATTGGATAGAATGTATACTTTGAATCAATTAAAGATGCTTAGAAACGGCTTTGGAGATACGGGACTTGATATTTTTACGAAGCGTGGAGGTTGGTATACAGTACCGGGAAGTTCTCCTGCAATACATCGTCCATTTTGCAGACATATCTGGAATCAAAAAGTAGTTAGGATCAAAAGATAAACCCCAAAAAAAAATAAACAATGGCAGTATTATTCATATCGGAAACCTATGTAAAAAACAACTCATTAATTGATGAGAATGTTGATGTTAGATTGATATTACCTTCAATACGTGACGCACAGGAATTGAGGGCACACCCGATATTAGGCACTCCTTTATATGAAGATTTAAAAAATAAAATAACAGGAGGTACTTTAACTGCTGATGATATTACATTATTGGATTCTTACATAGCACCATCTATGTTACAATGGACTATGTACGAATGCTCTGCTTCTATGTTGTTTAAATATAGGAACAAATCAGTAGCAACTAAAAGCTCAGAAAATAGCCAACCAATAGACTTTCAGGATCTTCAATTTTTAAGGGATGAATGGAAAAATAAAGCAGAGGAAAGAGATAAAAGATTAATAAATTATTTATGTGATAACGATAATTTCCACCCAAAATACAATGAGAGTTCGGATGATTTGAATCCAAAGAAAACGGCATATCAAACAAGCTCTTATTTAGGTGGAGGATCTTCTGGATGTTGGAAAGATGATTATAAATACTATAAATAATGATATTAACTTATAATCAAATAATAAAAGAGTTTAATGATTTCGCTGATGCTCATTTGCAGATTGAGAATTTCGGAAACGGAAATCTTTGGGAAGTAGTGGAGCATGACCAGATGGCTGATTTTAATTATCCTTTGTTATGGATTATAGACCAACCTGCAAGTATTGGAGATGCTACATTTACATGGAATTTTCAGGTATTAGCAATTTCTTTAGTACAGAAAGATGAATCAGATGAGAACGAAGTTAAGTCAGACATGGCTCAGGTATTATTTGATTTGATTGCTTATTTTGAGCAGAAAACTGCAACGAGTAATAATGTAGATTGGTTAAAAGTTAATATTGAAAGATCAGGATCAATGACAAGCTTTACAGAAAGATTTGAAGATGAGTTAACAGGATGGGCATTGAGCATAGCTTTTAAGATGCCTAATAAATATGATAATTGTAATTTACCAATAACTTAATTATGCCGATATTATATAATTTTGCAAATAAAAAAGGAGTTTTTATGATACCTTCAGGAGGTACGAAAAGTCCTACACCTACTCCACCTTCATTTACTAATACCAAGTCTTTAGCATTTGATGGATCAGATGACTATATAGATTGTGGAGTTGTTAATCAAGTACAAACATTTTCTGTTTCAATGTGGGTTAACCCTACAAGTTGGAGTCAATCAAGAGTAGCTATACAAATGGGACAAAGTTCTAATTATGGCTTGTCATTTTGGTTTATGAGCGATGGGACTTTAAGGTGTATTGGTGCAAATGGCAC